CGGGGCAGTGCAGCAGGCAGACATATTGTGCGGGCCAGACACTGCCTGCTATCTACTACATTTACATTATATTAAATTAAGAGTGTGCCATTCTATGCCATCTTTTCAAATTCAGCTATTGCTTTCTTGTGAAGTCTGTGAACTTGTCGCCACGAATACCCTAGTTCGACAGCTATCTGCTCCCATGGCAATGCATTAATGTATCTGAGATTCAGTACATCCCTGTATTGTCCGTCAGTTATTTGGTTAATGACTTGCTTGACCTTGTTTCGAGAATCAATCAATTCATCCCATTCTCTGTTCAGCTCCTCCCTACATTCTTGTAAGTGCTTACTGATTCGTGGCATAGCATCTCCCGATTCACATATCTGTATAGATTCTGAATGTAAATCTCGGTTAATTGCACCTAGCTGAATCTCTAACGCACGCATTCGCTGCTCAGTATGGCGGACAGCTTGTAATTCTTCTATATCCATCATATGCGATAGTCCCCATATTTACTGATAATCATCTGTGCTCGTAGTAATCCGTCAATGTATCCGCTTTCACGAATTCTATCATATAGCATAGGTGATCTCAGTTGTCTATTCCGGGCTCGTATGATGGCAAGTCTTAAATCTGACTGTATGGCACCTACAATCACATCTGCCCTGCTTCTACGCTTTTGCATCCTTTACCTCCATACGTTCGACAATATCCTCGATGGCTTCTACCATATCTGCTTTGCATTGCTCAACAGCGGTAAACATCTCCTCACACATGGCGTACGCATCATCACTCAGGTCATCATCTAATCTCTCGGCAACATTATCCTTAAGATTATCTACAACCTTAACTATATCCATGACAAGATAATACGTGTCATCTAGATAGTGCCCTTTGTTAATTAGTAGTCGCTCGACTTTTGTCATGTTCTTCCCTCTTTGCGATTTCCCGATTTAGATACCAACGGGCTTTTTTCAAATCCTTAATAGCATCGTCCTTATGACCAGCTCGGGATACATACTTTACTACATTACCCAATCGATACCCTAGTTTCTTGTCTTCGATGTAATCGATAACCTCGATATTTCCTTGTGTATAATGGCTTGGGTGGTTTATATCATCGCATTGATTAATTATGCGATTAGGAGAGTTATCTGCTATAACTTTCTCTATTGTTAATCCTGATTGATTCGATACATTCTGTAATCGTTTTAGATTTTCGTTAGCTGCCAAACGTTTTAAAGTTTCATTAGCTGATAACTTAATAGGTGGTGGCGGTGGTCTATTAGGTCTCCCATACAATCTACCTGGGGTTAGCTCATATACTGTCTTGTGTTTTCGATTATCAATGATATCTATAACTTGAATAGTCGTGTAACACACTATTACTACGATTAATCCTGCCATTATAAATTGACCCATATTAATCATCCTTTCTGTATTTATCGATTCTTGCTTTTAGGCTTTGCAGCACATATTCCTGTGCTCGGTCTTTTTGGGCTAGTGCATCCATCATATCCTCATCACGAGTTCCCTCACATATTAGATGATGGATAATTACCTTCTCCATTTGACCTTGGCGATGTAACCGCTTATTAGCTTGTTGATATAATTCAAGACTCCAATTTAACCCGAACCATATTACGTGGTTACCACCGTCCTGTAAGTTAAGCCCGTATGCCGTACTAGCCGGATGTGCTAATAGAATATCAATCTCTCCAGCATTCCACGCTATCTCATCATCGGCACCCTTTAACTCACAGACTCGTAATTTAGTCTTAGCTAATGCTGCTTTTAACCGTTCACAGTCATGTTTAAAGTTGTAAAACACTAATGCAGGCTTTCCGTTTAACTGTTCTACGAGTTCCATAAATGCCTCAATTTTACAACCATGTATCTCGTGAACGTTTCTGTCGCCATCATATACAGCACCGTTCGCTAGCTGTTGTAACTTTGTGGATAATGCTGCTGCACTCAAAGCTGTGATATCTTCGTCGGCTTCAATCAACTCTAATACAGATGTGCGCTCCATATCTTCGTAGGCTTTTTTGGCTTTCGCATCTAACTGCACATATTTAATATCGTTGATTACTGGAGGTAATTCCAAATAGTCATCAGCTTTCATAGATATGCATAACCCAGATATTGCCGTCATAATGCTGTCATTTGAATCGGATTTAGGTTTATAGGAGTACACCATTTCGCGTGACCTCTGATCGGGCTCGAAATAGTAATCTCTAAATCCTGTATACGTTTTCCCTAATGACTCGCCGCGGTCTAATAAATACACTTGCGCCCATAGGTCGATTAATCCATTAGGGGCTGGCGTACCCGTTAACAACACCATGCGTTTGATGTGGTTATGCATATAGGCTAATGATTTAAAGCGCTTAGCTGTATGGTTCTTAAAGGAACTGGATTCATCTACAACTACCATGTCAAACGGCCATGCATTCTTGTAGTAATCAACTAACCACGTTACATTCTCGCGATTAATGATGTAAATGTCGGCAGGTGTGTTTAAAGCCTTAATACGCTTTTTCAGGCTGCCTAATACAGTAGATATCCTTAATATACCTACACCGTCCCATTTTCGTGCTTCTCGTTGCCATGTAGCCTCCGCTACTTTCTTAGGCGCTATGATTAGCACTTTACGAATGGCGAATCGGGAGTACTTCAATTCGTATATGGCAGATAACGTGATAATCGTTTTTCCTAAACCCATATCCAGGAATAGCCCTATTTTATTTTGATTAACGGTCTTGTCGATACAATATCGCTGATACGCATGCGGAATAAACTGCATTACGCTTTCACCCCGAATTCTTCCGTAAATTGCTCCAAATAACCAGTCACGGCATCTGCACCTTTTAGCACAAATACTTTTTGATTTAACTTTTGTAGTTCACTGGCTTGGACTCCCTGCAATCGCGAAAGTACGCCTTTGGATGTCTTCAATTCTACGAAATGAATAACACCATTCGGCCATATAACGATACGATCAGGCACACCGACATTGCCAGGGGATACAAACTTATACGCTTTACCTCCCGCGCGTTTGACGCCTGCAACTAATTTTCTCTCGATATCCTTTTCTAACATTTCTCACCTCTGAAATTTTTAAACGTTAACATGTTTACATACGCGTATATGATGGTTCAAATTAAGGCTGTAAAGGGCGTATTTTTTCTTAAAACTCTTTGTTTTGATATTTACCAGTATATAATGTTAACAATGTTAACCAACCTATATGAATATAGATAAATACTGACTTTAAGCGTTAACATGGTACGTTAACATTCTCCGAATTCGTTAACATTCTAATGTTAACAAAAATACTGAGAATGTTAACGCTTAAATGAGAATGTTAACGCTATAATTTCAGTTTTGACTCGTTGATTCTGAACCCTCTTTGATGTCCATATTCACCAAATCTCATTAACTGACTTCCGCCCAATGTATATGGGGAGTCCGCCAGTATTTGATTAATTTCCCTGGTCTCGATCTTCTTCATGCGACTCGGGTCGTTACCAAAACACTCCCACCATACCTCTGCCGCACAAATACGGTCACGATATACTAACTCTTGACCCTCGGCAGGCTTAGCATTCATGCTAAGATACGTCCTCCTGGCGCTCCGACTCATCACATTCCAATTTAAAGGCACTTTGATTAATAAAAACTCATTAATCAGTCCTGCTTTGGTATTTGATTCCATGTGCGCCTCTCTAGCCGCATCAGCCAGCTTTAGTACAGCCGGGTCATCCTCGATAATGAGGCTTTCCCCGCTTTTATAACGATACAAGGCCTCCGCCCATAACTGGTCTACTTCCCCCGGAAGATTAACGAATATATTCTTTCGTGGAGTCGTCATTTCAAGATCAATAGGCCAAAATCGGCGATTGCCTGTAATATCTTTTAGGAATTCATATTGATTCGTGCTACCAAAGAACACACACTGCCGTGGATACTCTTGCGTACGTCGGCCATAGGCTTGACGAAATACATCTACTTGACGGCTTAGGAATTGCTTGGATGCATTTTCTTCAGCCCTCGAATACCCAGCCATTTCACCAGCTTCTATAATCCATTTACCTTGAATGCCTTCTGCAGCTTCCTTACCCTCAAAGGTATTTAATCCGTCAGCGTACCACTTCTTGCCCATTGTGCGGATAAGAGTACTTTTACCAATACCCTGACCGCCAATAAGAATTGGCATCGTGTCATACTTGCATCCAGGCTCAAACGCTCGCGCTACTGCCGCTGTAAATGACTTTCTAGCAGCTGCACGGGTATATACATTATCCTCAGCCCCTAAGTAGTCGATGAATATAGTATCTAATCGGGCGATGCCGTCCCAGGATAACCCGTTAAGGTAATCTAGTACTTCATTAAATCCATTTTGCTCAGCGCACATAATGAGGGCATCCATGATTTTATCTTTGCCGGTGATATCATATTTATTTTCTAGGTACCACCGTAAGCCCGCATCATCTGCGTCTGTCCATATGCGAAGTCCTGGTGTTGGGTTCCATGGTAGGGCCCCTTTTGCCACGTATCTCGAACCAAATCTATCATAGGCAAGTCTACCAACAAGCGCCGGATCATGGTGCATGATTTTAAGCATGTTATCTAATGTGTTCTTAGGTCGACCATTCTCGTCGTACTTTAAAGTCGAACTTTTCATCCAGTCGACGTTCGTTAACGCATTAGGGTCGAGGTCGGATGTCTCAGCATGAGCCGATACGTCCGTGATAATATCAGCAAATACATTTGATGCCGATTCTCTGGCACGGGCCATGTTGAGTTCATTAACAACTATCGTATCTTGCATAGCTAGTTTAGACATAGCCATGTAAGATGGTAGCTTATGCCCAGGTGTCCCATCCTTAGCAGTCTCGTCTAAGCTGTGGAACTTATGCAGCCGAATAAGGTCAAAGGCATTAACTAATTGACCACTACACGGGTCAGTATTATGGTGACTGAACAGGAATGTATCGTCATCATATATAACCGCCCCGGCTACTGTTGAGCCAGTAACGAACGTTAAGCGGTCCTCGCTGCCGTCAACATCGACATATGCATGAGGTATGAATTTATCAATCGCCTCACGGATGCCGTATATTCTACAAAAGGCACCTACAATACCGGGCTTTTCTCTCGGGTCAGCTTGCTTTGCAAGTAGCTGCTTTTCATGCTGCGATGCTTCCTTACCTGGTACTTGTGGCCAAGAACGCACATCTCGCCAATCAGTGTATTGGCCGAGCATACCGTCAGCAGATAAGAATGCCTTATCGCCTACGTAATATACATATTGCGCATCGTTCGGGCATGATGGCCAATACATGAGCCGAGAAGCTTCGAACGTAGTTCCATCCATCATACCAATGCCGATGAGCTCCGCCAGCTTACGAGCAATAGGCTCATACTCATCAGGTGTCATCGTTCTATCAGTAGGGACGATAACACGTAACCGTGGACGATGCACCGTATGAGAACGGGTTGAGTAGATGACATAAGCCATACCCAGACTGTCAATTGTGCGAGCGACGTTCTCAGTTTCCCCAGGCGATATGGCATCCATATCAAGAGTAATCAGATTACGCCCAGACACGTTAATAGCTTTACGTTGTAGGCCGTTTAAAGTACCACCAACAAAGCCGCCTATGTCCTTTAGCTTGCTTTTCTCAGATTTTGGCAATCTGTGGTATTCGTCCACGGTTTCTGTTGTACGAACGGGGATTTTGAGGCGTTCACAAAACTCGGACCACATCATCTCCGTACGGGTCCATTGCTTTGATGTGCGACTCGCACCGATACTGATGGTAATCAGTTTATCGTTTTGCAAGTGTATCCCCTCCTAATCTTTCATATAATAGTCGTTAGTAAATCCTGCGGATGATAATAGCAGCCCATCTGCCCAAGGTATGGCGATTGAAAATATAGCGTTAACATCATCCAGTATTGATTCTGCGTTATCCTTGTTGATTTCAAGTACAGCCTCATCATGGATGTGCATGATAATTTGATATCCTACATCCTCCAATCGGCGCAGTGTCAATGCTAAGCAATCTCGAGCGACTGCTTGTGTGATGTTTTCGACTAATTTGCCTCCATAGGTACTTTCAGTAACCCATGCAGCATTTACCTTAGTCTTAAAATGTACAGCATCCTTACCGAATGCATTCTGCTTAATGCTTGGGCTAGGATAAAATAGCTTACGTCCACTCGGTAACTCAATCGTCATATAACGGTAACCGTATATTGGATCAATTTCCAAACGGAACATAATGCCGTGGTCAAGGCCTATAGGATTCCCGGTAGTAACGGTGTACACGGCTGCATTCTCAACGGCATACCATAAATCTCTTATTCTAGGTGATGCGTTGCGCCATAAATTTACGATTTCAGGTAATTCCTCCTCATGGAGTCCCATATCAAGAGCTCCCATGGCTTTTAATGCATTCACTCCGCCTTGATAGCCGAGTGCCAATTCAGCGACTTTACCTTTTTGTCTAAGATGACCATTCTCGCCATGCTTAACAACGGGAACACCAAACATCGATGATGCGGAAGCACAGTATATGTCTCCGCCCTCAGCGAATACACGTTGCCGCCAATGTTCTCCCGATAACCAAGCAATAACACGAGCCTCAATGGCTGAGAAGTCGGCCACACATAATGTATTGTCCTTTTCAGCAATAATTGAGGTACGAATTAATTGAGATAGCGTATCCGATACATCGCCATATAGAAGTTCTAACCCTTGACGGTTTTTGGTTTTAACGAGATGCCGAGCCGTGTCGAGGTTCTCGATGTAATTTCTCGGCAGGTTCTGCACCTGGATAAGACGACCCGCCCAGCGCCCGGTACGGTTGGCACCATAGAACTGCAATGTTCCCCTGAGTCGAAGATCAGCGCCCATGGCACTATCAGTCATCGTATATTTAGATACAGATGACTTAGCTAGCTTTTTACGAATCATAAGCACTTTTGTGGCAACGTCATCCGCATCCGTCAGAGCATCGGCCACAGTGTCCTTAGTTAACTTTTCAAGACTGACATTAGTATTATTGTTTAGCCAATCAAGTAATTGATTCCGGCTGTTAGGGTTGCTAAGTCCTGTAATTCGATAAGCCTCATTCATCAACATTTCTCGATTTTCCTCATCAACGTATAAGGCACCCTCAACCAATTCATGGTCAATGCGTACCCCTCTACTATTGATTTGGATATCAAGATACCAATCTTTCCACGTATCATCAGGTACAGGGAACGAGGCTAATCTGTGATAACATTCCATCTCAGTCACAACGTCCTGGCGATTGTACTCGATAAAAGCATTCCATTTATCCGTATCGTGTCTAGGTAGATTACGTGTACGGCCACCATTTCGTTTGGTGGGCTTACATGGTGTACAAAAGTACTTGATAAGTGCTTTCCCTGATGTGTCCTTTTTCTTATCCTGAGGTAACCCCAGGGCCTTGCCGAGTAAGGCTAGGCCCATAGGATATCCTAAGTAGGCACCGTGAATCATCGTACACTGCCACTGATCAACAGATGTGAGTAACCCTGCACGATTTAGACACGTAATTTCAAATTGTGCATTGTAAGCGTGCTTGATTACATCTGAGTTTAATAAATCACGAATTACACTGTCAGGAATTACTCCTCCCTGCGCTAAATCTACAACTTCAACAGGACCAAAGTCGTAGGAATACGCAAATAGTAATATGGTGAAATCAGGCGATTCAGTATATTTGTACACTCCGAATGAGATATCAGTCGATGAATATGTTTCTATATCAATACTTAGATGCCTCATATCAGGCACCTATTAGTAAGGTTGACCAGTTACAGGGTTAATCCCTACAGGAGCTTGTTGTACAGATTGCTGAGGTGTCGTAGTATATGACGGTTGTACATAACCCTGTTGAGTTGCTTGTTGTTGCACAGGTTGACCTGCTGCTACTGGAGCACCGGTATAAACATTAGCCGCACTACCTTGAGGTGCACCAAATACAGAGGATGCTGCAACAGGCATACTGCCCAACGCTTCACCATCGCGTACTTTTTGAACAGGGCCCAAACCACATCCGATACCAGTGGATTGATTGGAGTAGAAGAAGAATCGAACGAGTACATTGACATACATGCCGGAGTATACTTGTGTAGGGTTTGTGAGAGGATTACCTTGAAGATCTACTACTTCAACTTTATAGCTAGCATCTTGCGCTGCTGTAAATACCCAATGACCTTTACATTCAGGACCAAACTCCTTTCCGGATTGTGTATAGCCATCACCGTCATGAATTGGCACTTTTGGCTGTGCTGGAACACGTGCGCCGAATTTAGTACGAGCTGATTGGATAGCAGCTTCGATAGCATTCATGAGAGCTTGGTGTTGAGCTACATCAGTTTTAGGTAAAAGAATAGTAGCTGAATATCTAGGTTTAGCACCAGGCTGTGTGGAATTAGCCCAAGGTTCTAGTAGATGGCAATAGGATACACGAACATTTTGCAATAATACTTCAGTTGGTTGTGGAACGAATGACATAATTAATTACCTCCATTATTATCATTAGATACATTAAATATTTGCGCCGCAGTAGGTTGATTGGTAATCCGAGGGCGCTTATCGGATTCCTCAACTAGGGTAGGCTTGCCTGCTTTCTTAATAATCATATCGCCTACCATATCATTAAATTGGGTCTTACCGATGGTCTTTTCCATCTGTGCCAATGTTAATGTCTTGCGTTCATATAGAATGCTTTCATCAATACCTGCTTTGATTAAAGTATCAATAGCAGCATCAGTGTCTTGGAAAGCTCGACTACCACGACCCTCTACGGCTTTCCAGCCTGGGACTGTCACCCCATTAAGAGATTCGGTGAGTGCGTAGTCTTTCATATCTTCGAGCCAAGCAGCGACGTCTTTACCCCGACGAAGGTATTCACCGAGTTCTGTCATCGAGATAAGCCGAGGATCATGATTAGAAACTAGCGCACTGTGCAATGAGTCGTTTGCATCATATCGGGCTTTGCACTGTTGTTTTGCCCTACAGAATCTGCACCAGTCACCGGGTTCAAATTTACCGTTACCAGACATAGCCTCGTCTGCACGAGGTTTGACAAAAGTATTACCCCAATCCAGTAGTTCTGCCGTAGGGATTTCCCATTCGCTGATATTATTAACACGGGGCTGCACGATAGTCATTTTGACCGTATTGAACATATAGAGTAAGCTATACGCATCAATCGCACCGAGGGCATATAACATCATTTGCGGATTGTTTTCCGCATCAACGACTACCCCTTTTCCGTGCTTATAATCAACGACGTGCAATGTATCCCCAGATAGGATGATACAGTCAGCCGTACCGAATCCATCGGGCACATATCGGCTATAATCAACGCGTTTTTCAATGGCTACTACTGGAGTTGCCGTGCAACCTAACATAACACCCTTGACATATTCAAGGTATGTTTCCGAGGTATCATCCATTTCTGGTTGCCACAATTCATCCTTTTTGATTTTGTTGAATTTGCGAGTGTATGTGGATTTAGCCATGGCCGTGGTATACTTCTGTAGTTTTAACTCACACAGTTCATGCGCCAGGGTTCCTTCCTTTGCATACACAGATGTACTATCGGGAAAGTTCTCCTCTAAGAGAGGGGCGGCTGTACAATGCAGCCACCGGTGCGACCCAGATGCGTTTAATAATGCATGTGATCGAGGTGCCATTAGATTCTTGCCCCCAATCCTCTAATTGCATTTACTAATTCAGGGTATCTCTCCTCAGGTACTTGACCCAAGTATTGAACACCGAATTGTGTCATTAATTGTTGCAATTCTACAGCTTTCCCTGCGTCAAGTAATGGTGCAAGCGCCGCTTGAATTTCAGGCAATGTATACTTCTTAACTTCTTGAGATACCGGAGCAGTAACAGGTGTTTGCACAGGTGCGGTAACTGTTTGTACCGGGGCATCAGCTGCCACATTGACAGTTGGTGCTGTAACGGCTACTTGAGTAGGAGTAACTTGTACAGCTGCATTAGGTACCGTCATGGATACAGAGTTTGGTTGCAAAGCTACTGTTGTAATAGGCACAACTTGATTTGTATCTTGTGGTGTAAGATTAGATACGAACTCGGAGGGTGCCGTTACTGTAGATACTACTGCGTCCACTATGCCAGGGGCTTTATCATCCATTGCTCTATCACTATCTACAAAACTTTTGAATTGATTTAACACAGCTTTTAGCTGATTATATACATCTAGTACATTAACTCCTTGAACTTCAACTTTAATCATTATTTAACTCCTCCTGAATATTAATAATTGATTGATTATAATACGATTCTTTTAGCTCGAACCCTAAAGCCCTACGGCCCATACGAAGTGCCATAACTGGGACCGTACCAATACCAGCAAACGGATCAAGTACGATATCATTTGGATTACTCCACAACTCTATGCATCGAGCCACAGTATCTAGCTGCAGCGGGCAAATATGACGTTCGTCCTTATTGTCACGAGCTGCTTTATAATTCAGCGTATGTGTTTGGCGGATATCGGCCCATACAGGATTAGCATATCGGCGCCATACTTGATGGCTATATATAGGCTCCGTATTGTATTTTTGCTTTTTATCAAACAAAACTGGATCTGGTGCAGGTCTTTCAATTCCTTTGATTCCATCAGGTTCCTCTTGACCGAAAAACTGAGTAAACCCTTCTGGATGTGCGATGGGCTCCGGATTGTCACCAGGTTTACGCAATGTCACGATGTAATCAGGCGCCCCCATACGGCACATGGCAGAATCTTTTACAATTTGCTTATGTAAAAGCCCTAGCGCCTTTGTCCGAGTAGCCTCAATGAGAGGGTCTTTCCAAATCGTGACACGAGAATGCATCACGAATCCAGCATCCTGAAAGGCTCGAATAATGTCACCAGGAAAGTCTTTCATTCCGATAACACCGTCCCTGGATTTCGTGAGTGGTAAATCCATACAATGAACTGATACTAATCGCCCAGGCATTATTACACGATGTAATTCAGTAATTAAATACTTGAAGTGCTGCCAAAACTCGCTATCAGTAGATGAGTTGCCCATATCCCTATCAGAATTAGAGTAAACATACAAGCTACTAAATGGAGGGCTAAATATAGAGTAATGAACGCTATCATCAGGTAGCCCTTTTAGCACTTCTACTGAGTCGCCGTTATAAATTGCAAATCGGGACTCAATTAACTGATTTAGCACGTTCATGTTGTAGGTCCTCCTTTGATTTCTTATTTAGCGCTTGCAGCATTGCGACTCTAGCAAGGGAGACTATAGCTATATTCATGCCTGCGTCAACAGCTGATTTAGTTAATTTGGCTGCTTTTAACTCATTGATGTGGATGACTCTTATGTTATGCCCCTTAGCATAAGCTAATTCCAAGTTGCACCCGGTTGAGTTCTCCCAGCCGTTGCACATTACGATTGCATCGCAGCCACTTAGAAGGTCAATGCACCAGTCTATGCCGGTATCATAATCGACCTTATCGTACAAATGCCCCAATATATGTATGGGTGATAGGAATATGTTATGGGTATCACTACCAAAAGGTTCTTTTATTGGAAATATGCCCATATTGTCCTGCAGCCACTTTAATACAGAGTCAGCATTCTTTTTATTTTTAGCCAATCCCCCGAATGGATGGCTTATGTAAATTTTAGTCATATAACAGCCCTCATTTCTGCCCAGTTAGGTAACACCATCGGCACACATGGATTGTATTCCGTTGATTCCCGTCTAGTCTTAGATAATTCAGTACGAACAGCGTCACGGGTTAGCGCAATCATAGCATCTCTCATTTTTATAGCATCCGCTTCCTTACGTTCGATGTTAGCCTTAACCGCACCTTCTTTTTCGGAAATTACGATATATGCGTTCACCTCATGCTTCTGGCCAAATCGCCAGCATCGACGAAGCGCTTGATAATATTGCTCATAACTATCGGATAGACCAACAAATATCATATTGTGGCAGTTCTGCCAGTTCATTCCGAATCCGGCGATACTTGGTTTTGTTACCAAGCATTTTAGGAATCCAGAACCAAAACCTAACATCATGCCCTGCTTTCGAGTCGCCTTATCACTACCTTTGACGTCCTCTGCGAGATCAATCATTTCTTTCAGAGTAGTCGATTCATCGTTAAGGTCGCACCACACTAGCCATTGCTCATTAGATGCATTGACTAAATCAGCTGCTGCTCTACATCTTGATTCAAGAGATGCTTTGCGAGCCCTGCGGCGTTCCAGTAAGGATAAAGTAGGGACATCCTCACCTGTTTTATCAACAACAATTTCATGTACGTGTAACTCAGGCAATTCGTAACCATCATCTTCATAACCCAGGGATGCCGGATTATCTAGCACTACTGCCCATGACGCCATCCACTCCCAAAAGGTATTCTCTGCATGGCCTTTTAATCGCCATTTAGCGGTATCACTACCATCGTGCGTGAAATACATGGATAGCATCTCATTACGGCTCATAATACCGAGGAACTCCGCATGATTGCCAAGCTCCATGTAGTCATTTGGAGCAGGTGTTGCAGTACATGCCAATCGATATGGCGTATTACTGAATCGATTTATTAAATCCGTACGTACCTTACCAGTAAATGACTTTAGGATACTCGATTCATCAAGCACGACACCTATCAGATTATCGGTATTAAATCGGCCCAATTTCTCGTAATTCGTAATATTAACGCCTGGTACAATGTCATCATCGGATTCGCATATAGTCACAGGAATATCGAAACGTTCACCCTCGGACTGTGTTTGAGCGGCCACAGCTAGTGGTGCTAATATGAGTACTGATCCACCTGTATGTAGATAAATCTCATACGCCCAGGACAGCTGCATTAAAGTTTTACCTAATCCACAATCTGCGAATATGGCAGCTTTACCTTTTGCCAAGGCCCACTTAACGATATCTCGTTGAAAATCAAATAGGTGTTTGTTTAGCATACCAGTATCAATATCAAATCCATGAGATTCCGACATTTTAGATTTGGAGTTGATGAAAGCGTTATAATTCATCGACAGACGCCTTTACAAATTCATACTCAGTAAGTAATTCCGAGAATTCTGGATTATCTTTTGCAAGCAATCGATACATAGTCAAGCGCTCAGCGTTCTTAGCCTTTTGTTCGAGTTTCTTTTCTATGTCCTCCAACTTAGCTCGATCGCTTTCACGTTTATCGCATTTAGAAGTATCGATAACTGCAATGACCTGTTTAACTACATTTCCTTTGAAACCTTGCATCCGAACAGTATCAAGGTCTTTTGCCTTTTTCAAAACACGAGCAATGCCTAAGCCGTTTCTTGATTTAACAACCACCCAATCACCAACACCAATATTATCGATTGGAACGTTTGTATCGGATTCGTAATATCTAAACCAAAATTCATCATAGTCATGAGCTGGCGTATTATTTGGCCAGTAATAATCGCTAGTATCGTAAGTAACTAATAAGAATTCCATAATATGTCCTTTCTGTGGTATACTTTAAATGGATATTTTTCTAATTTGAGCTTGTTGATGTTGCCGCATCATCAGGCTCATTTTTTATGCCCAAATCCTCGCATTCATCAGGAATGCAGTAATCTCGCTTTGGACAGGTACTACAATTTCGCAATTTAATCACCTCCTTATATGTATTTAGTTGTAATATGGATTGCGACAGTATTCGCCGCATTTTCTTACTTGCGGAATGTACTCGACATCTTCGCGGTCTTCAGCATCAACTTCATCCATATCCTTTTTGTAACCATACATGGATATGGCCAAACCGATGAGAGCCTGCACACAGAACTGTACATATCCTATTTGGTCAAGCTCTAAGGCCCCCATAGAGCCCGCTACCAAAAACGTGCCAATTAACATATAGCCCATTAATACTCGTCCTCCTCTTCAATTCTTTCGGCCGTAATACCATCTGTAGTGACGATAATACGGATTTCAGATTCATCGTAATCACACATAAAATTTTGCAGCTCATATGCCGCATCCATGATATTGCTATCGATATGATTTAAAATTCGATCTGATTCGATTGCTTTTAAATGTGCAGCCATTGCTGTTTTGTTTACCGGAATAGCTTTCATAATTACATTTCTCCTATAACATCATCATTGATAAAATAGATGCTACTGCTGCTGCAGCTAAACTCAAATGCATTCCTGCGTCAATCCATGTCATGATTAATTCCTCCTAATGAATTCCAGCGGATTTAAACTCCGCATCAACTACTTTCACATCCCAGCCTAGCGAATGGACAAGGAAGGTTCTAAACCCCTCTTTATCGATGACAAAGCTACGGGATTTCTTACCTGGTGACTGCCAGGCGTAGGCAAATGGAAATCTATCTCTTGCGATGCCCTCTCGGATAGCTGTTAGACTAACACCAAGCACGGTCGACATTTGGGCGACCGAAATCACTTTTCTAATCATGTGCACTGCCCCTCCTCTTCATACAGCCTTCAAAATCATTCTGATTTCTTGGCCTACTTGTAAACGATCTTTAAAAGTATCTTGATTACGGAAATCATCCATGTAAACTTCTAGCATCTCTCGGTATATAGCTGCTTTGAAGCTTTCTGGCTTTTCCACATCTTCTCGATACGGCTTTAAAATCGTAACCGGCTTACCGAAATCATAATCAATAAGTCCTCTTGCCTTTAGCCGGGCTTTCATAGTTCTAATCTTACCGTTCGGCCATCCGAGTAAATTTTCCATTTCCTCGTTGGTCTGTAACCCGCTATCACGATAGGAGTTATACAGAATTTCCATGTCTGTCATTTACTGCCCCTCCTTTACTTGATTTTAATTCAAGTTTCTGGTCAAAAAAATTTGGTCTACGGTACACCCAAAGTATGCAGCCACTGCTACAACTTTACTTATAGCCACGTTGGAGATATCCTTTTCCCACGCACCATAGGTCGGTAAAGATACACCTAAATCCGCGGCTACTTGGGCTTGTGTGAGACCCTTTCTTGCCCTTAATTCAGCTAAATAAAATTTCTCGGGCATTAATATCACCTCCTTTTGTGACATCATCTTAACATGAATTAAATTCAAGGTCAAGCGTTAATTTGAATTTTTTTCAAGTTTTTACAAAAAAATATTAAATTCATTTGAATTTAAGTCAAATATATACTATAATTTAAATATAGTTTGGGAGAGAGATTAAGGAGGAAGAGATGAGGCTTTCAGATAATATTAGACGATTTAGACGACTTCGTGATCTATCACAAGAAGATATAGCAAAAAAGCTAGGATATAAATCCTTTACAACTATACAAAAATGGGAAACAGGTATGGCCGAGCCGCCTGTAGGTAAATTATACGAACTAGCCGATATACTCCGTGTCAATATTATGGAATTACTAGGTGAAGAGTCTGACAATAATATAACGGATATGCCTATCAGTACTTACAAATACGTACCTGCATCTGTATCAGCGGGCGCGTTAACCACGATAGACGCCATTAACTTCATGCCTACTATATCTATCCCAGACTTCATGATGGGTCGTTACGCAGGCAATAAGAATATTATACTTATGCCGGTTAACGGTGAAAGCATGAACAACGTTATCCAAAACGGCGCTATTATCGCCGTATTAAGAAATATAGAACTGCCAGATATCCATGACGGAGATATTGTAGTTATTAAGAATGGATGGGATTATACAGTTAAAAGATTCTACAATGATAAACAACATAAAGAATTTGTATTTAAACCTGATAGCTCGGATATGGCATTTCGGGACATCATATTTAGTTACGAGAATACAGATGACTTATACCTGATTGGTAAGGTTGTTATGTACAATGTGACTTTGTAAGAGATTAATAAGGGAGATTACTAAGGGAGATAAACAATGAAATTCTATAAAATTTTATCTATCGCGGCATTATTTGCAACAGTTGCTAGTTCTTCATTTGCACAATTTATTGATGTAACCCCAGAAACGTATGATAAAATCTGGAGCACCGGGCAAAATTATAAAACTGATCGTAAACTTGAAAGCCCAATTAATTATGGAGTTGAACTTCGGAGTGGAGCTGGTGGCGCCGCGGTATTAATTACCCCAGCTACAATCACTAAATATGTATCATATTCCAAAGACGATCGTCTGATTTTTCCAGACGAATCTTTTAAGAAAGCCATACTAAACAGTAATGATTATGTATACATAGCTACATATGCACTTCATCTAAAGAATCCATTAGCCGGTACAGTAATGCCTCAACTACCATCACAACGATTACTTATAGAAAAGGACAATCAGTATATAATCCCAGTAGCGATGAATACCAAAATCTATGATATGATGCCGCATAGCTATGCCCTTGTCTACTATGCAATACCTAAACAAATAATTATGAACCCACCGTATACTATTAAATTTATTAATGGAAATGGCGATAAAATTGAAATACCTATTACCACTGATAAATTAGCAGAACTTATGGATAAAGAAAATAAATTAGTCTATAAGACAAATGATTAATAAACGTAAAGCCCCTATCCGATACTACTCAGATAGGGGCTTACTTGTAGAAAGGATATGAAATTATGGCGATGAAACGAGCCAATGGTACTGGAACCGTATATAAGATGAAACACAAGCCTCTACGGCGCCCATATAGAGCCGTGGTGACCCTTGGATATGACT